ATACCCGAGAGCATTGATCCGGGCTGTAGCGGCTGGTTCAGCTTCTCCGCGTTGGCCGCCAGCATCTTCTCGTGCTCCAGCGCCACAACGTCCTGCTTCTGCCGCGCGGCTTCCTCGCTGCGTATCCGCCGGATCTCCGTCACTTGAGGAGCTTCGCGGATGACCTTCTGAGGCACGCCCTGGCTGTCCATCCCGATCCGCATGAGCTCGTCTGAGTCGACGTTGTCCAGGCTCTCTGGGAACATCTGCCCGACACCCCCGATGTACTGAAGCCCTGCCTGGACCCCCATGGACTGGTGGTATTGCTTCTGGGCCTGCGCCAGGGGGCCCATGAACTCGATGTGGATCCGTCCCCCGCTCATCAGCGATTCAGGGGGCAACGGGAGAAGCCCATTGCGCTCGCAGATCGCATAGGTGCGGTCGATCAGGGGGACGAGACACTCGCTGTTGAGCCGGTCGACGGTGGCGCCCAGGACTGCGGCCTTCTCGCCCTGGCGCTCACGGATCTCCGTGGCCGTGTAGGGGCCGCCCTGCAGCTGTTCCATGAGGAGAAAGATTTTCGTCCGGAATATCGAGCGGATCTGTTCCTTGATCTCTTGCTCTTGGTCCTTGCCGACCGCGTAGTTCTGCCCGAGGTTGATCGGAAAGATGAGCTCCTGTGGATTGGTGTAGTAATTGAACCCGCGGGGTACGATCCTCTCCTGCCCCTTCATGGCGTCTGGCACGTTCAGCGGCGGCTCTACCGCCAGCTGGCCGGCCTGTAGGGATGTCTTGGCGACCTGGTTGAGGCGCATGACATCGTAGAGCGCATCCGCGGCCGGAGAGCGCCCATAGATCTCGTCGCTGTTCTTCCGCCAACGCCACACGAGGTACGGGAAGGCATCAAAGCCGCCTTCCTCGATGGTCTTGTCCTCGTTGAACTCAGCGTCGACATAGACTGATGCCCAGACCTTGTTGCTCTGGTCGATCTTGCCCGGATCCCGCTCGGCCCTGGGGAAGCAGGCATGGATGAACTTGCCGCGGCCGAACGGCTGGAGTTTCGCGGCCTCGAGGCGCCGCGGGGAGAGCTTCTTGTCCCAGGTCTGCTGTGCCTGCCGGTTGGTCATGTAGAACTCGCGGTAAAGGGTGTCGGCCATGCCGGTACGGCTCTCTGCGATGTAGCACTCCTTGACATGACGGGTGGAAAAGAGGATGCGCCGCCGTGCGACGTCGTCCTCGACCAGCATCACCGCGGTGCCGATGGATCCGGCGTCGAGGAAGAATTCGCTGATGGCCTCGTAGAAGTTGGACCGGGCGAACTCGGCGTACAAGACGTCTTCGAGTCCTTCGAGCCAGTCCGCGACGCCGGGCAGGTTTTGCAGCCTGCGATCCTGCATGGTCAGCCGGAACCACCGGAGCTTCGCCGATACGACACCGCTCTGCATGCCGTCGCTCAAGGTCTGGAGGGCGTCGATTGCCGCGCCGTCGTAGATCTTCTGCGGGGGTTTCTGTCCAGGCGTCGCGTCCAGGTCCCAGAAACTACGGCGCGGCAACACGAAATCCGTGATGTCTTTCCACATCGCTTCATAGGGTTTGCGAGTGGCCTTGAGTGCTCCCAGCCGGCCGTTGATGTCTTCGACCTTGAGCATCAGAATGTCACCTTGGCTTTGCCCTTCCCGTACATGAGCTCGGATAGCGGCGTAGCTTCACGCTTAGGGGATGTCAGGAAACTCTCAGCGCGATTGCGGGGATTGGTCAGGACCGTGTTATCGGCACCGCCGAGCAGGTTGACGACGACCTTGCGGGCATCGGGATCTGTCTGCACCAAGGCAGCGGCTTCCTCCCGCGTCTCGACGCCGAGGAGCCGTTTGATCTTGATCCAGGTGGGTTCGGGAGCTTTGAGGATCTGAGGTCCGAGCGTGTCCTGATTCTCGGGAACTGATTGCTCCGGCACCGACCCTCCAGAATGCGAAACGCCGGGCCGCTCAATCTGTGCGTGCGGAAACCTTCCGCGCGTCTACCAGATCGAACGGCCCGGCGCCTCCGTTGTATGGTCAGCACCGCCCCTTCGATTTCAGTCTACAGTATTCGCAGTGCGCGTGTGTTTGTCAACTAGATGCTTTTTCGACCACGCAACAGCGCGGATGCGCGTGTCGATCCTGCTCACCTCACCGTCGTGGATGAGCAGGATGACCTCGCCGAACTTCGTGGCCTGGATGGCTGCCGCTATGCGCTCAGCGGTGCTGTTGTCCAAGAGCGGAGCTCCCATCAGACTGCTCTGGTCTCCTGCGTCTTCAGCAGAGCGCTGGCCAACCCGCGAACGTCCTCGGGAGAGTAGACCAGGAACAGCCTGTCGTGATCATAGAGGCTGTCGCGCGTGCTCTCATGGAAACTCGCCGGGTACTCCTCGCCCTTTTCCATCTCTGCGAACTTCGCATACAGGTCGTCGCTGCTGGTCCTGTCGAGCTCGCCGAGCAGGGAAGTGTAGACCCAGGTGAGCGCCTCCCCCGCTTTGTCCCTCCAGGTCTCGCCCTTCAGGAATAGACCGATCGTCTCGCCCGACCCGATGTACTCCGAGTAGACGGCCCCCTCAGGCAGATCCTTGAGCTGGGCCTCGGTGACGATCTTCATTTTTCCTTGCCTCTCTGGACCATCTCCAGCGTAACCGGGCCCGCCGGCTTCACAAGCTGCTGCTCGTACTTGGAGCACCAGTCGCTCGCCAGACTCACCACGACCCGTACCGCCATGGCCCCAGGGGCCCCGGCGTTCATGATCAGCGCTGTCGTCGGCGGGGCCAGCCGGCAGATCCCCTGTTGCGTGTCCTGCACATCGCAGAACTTGCATGTGACACATGTCCTTCTGTCGTTCATCGGTCCTCCAAAGCGGCGGTTTTCGCTTACGCAGGTTCAATCCGCCAACCTCCATGCCGCACCGTGCCCGACCAAACCAAACCCCACCCAACCGTACCCGACCAGACAAAACCTCACCTGACCTCACCACACCTCAAGGTATGCAGCGCCCACAGTAGTGAGCCGCGGACGCCGCGGTCTAACCCATCCCCCTACTTCTTCGCGGACGCCGGAATCAGCTTGGGCATTGACGCCCTCAGATACCGCGCCCGCTCCACGGGGTCCTGTGTGACCATCTGGACAGCGCGCATGATGTGGCCGGCGCCAATCCGCTCGTGGGTCTGGCGATCGCGCTCGAACCGCATGCCGGTGTTGGCCTTCAACACCTGGGCTGTGAAGCGGTCCTTGTCGAACTCGCCAGCCAGATCGAAAGTCAGGGTGTCCCTGACAGCCCCCTCGGTCAACGTTGCAATGTTTTCCATAGAACACTCCTCCTGGCGAAATATAGAAACCGGACCTCACCGCACCTGACCGTACCATGCCGCACCGCACCTGACCTCACCAGACCCAACGGCAATTCAGCCCGCTTGCGGAATCGAACCGCAGTCGCCAGCAGCAGGCGTGCCGCACCTCACCGCACCGCACCTGACCAGACCCCACCTAACCGGACCTCACCCGACCGCACCGCACCTCACGGCAACCTAGCCCCGGGCGGAAACGATCCGCCCTTCGCCTTCGGGGCTACCGGCCCTTTAGGCCGCGACCTTCTTCGCCTTCTTCACTTTCTCCGGTTGTTCTGCGACAACCTCCTCGCATTCCAGGACTTCGAACCGTCCGAACTCCGGCCGGTGGCTCGCAAGGCCCCACTTGAACCCCGCCAGGGTGATCGCCTCGAGGAAGACCTGTGCGCTTATGGCATAAAGCATCACGGTGCCCTGTATCTCCCAGCCCTCCAACACGTAGGCGCGGTAAGACATGACACGCGTGACCTTTTTGCCCTGCCCCTTCCGCGTCACAAACTCAGCATGAAGGCCGTCGAAATCCTCGCGAGCCAGTGAATACATGTCCTGATCGAACAACGCGCCAGCACGGAATGCCTGTTCCCGCTTGGCGCATTCCTGCTTCTTCCCGATCTCTCTATAGGCGTTCCGAATGCTCGCCTTGACCATGTCTCCCGGGATCGACAGATTGCCCGCCTTGTCACGATAGACCTTGTTAGGTGCCTGCTTCTTGGCCTCCTCATCAGTGCTCGGCGCCTCTCCTGTGTGCCGATCGAATAGAATGGGACAGATGCCGCGAATCTTGAACTTGACCTTTGTGATCTCCACGGATCACCTCCTGTGACAGTTTCTCAGCGCTTCAACGAAGCGCACCAGACCGCACCGCACCTCACCACGCCGCACCTCGCCCTACCGAACCGGACCAGACGCCAACTTGCTCATCTCTCCTCCAATCCCCACCTCAGTGGGTCGTATGCCTTCTCTGCCGGCCGCTCGATGTTCAGCGGGTCGATCTCCTTGCCCTGTGGGAACGTCGCGCCGAGGCCCTCATCCAGGATCCGCGCCAGGTCGTCGAGCATGTCGTCGTGAACCTCGAAGGGATGAGCCGCGTACTCGTCATTGACGAAGATCCTCGTGAGGTCCACGGTAGTGCCGTCGTACTGGGTGTATGGGCAGCTCTCGGGGATATAGATCCGGCTCTGGGAGAACAGGGGAACTAGCCGCGCGATCCGGTCCACTTTGCTGAGCTTGCCGCCCAGCGGGTGGATCCCGAAGCGGTAGTTGTCCCGCTGCATGCGATCCTGGAAGTGCTCGATGTCGCTCAGCAGCCCGTACTGCTCGTACCCCACAGCGCGCGGCCTGTACTGCTGGTGCCACTTGAACAGGATGTTGGCCTTCTGGGTGAGGGACAGCCGATCCCGGATCCAGTTGATCGCGTAGTAGTTTCGGTCCGCGCCCAGCCCGATCAGGATGAACACGGTGTAATCGCTGCCGACCTTCTTCGAGCTCGCCGGGTCGACCAGGATGTACAGATTCAGCCCGGTGTAGCGATCCGCGCGCCAGTAGCGCAGCCAGGCCTGGTCGAATCCCTGGAGGCTCTCCCTCCTCGGGTCCATGAACAGCTGCGCTGCCGCGATGTAGGGCCCGTAGTCTGCGATCTTCTTGGCGAGGTCCTCGCGGCTGAGCATCCACGGCTCGCCCGTGAAAGTCCCGTCCTTGGTAGCGGTCCAGATGCGTGGAATGAGGATCTTGTTCTCCATGATGGTGACCGACGTGTCGGCGTAGTGCCAGCGCGTATTGAATGCCCGCCGGCGTCCGCCTCGCATGCCAAGGTTGAGGCTGTTGAGAAACGACTCGGTCGTCTTGACCAGCATCCCTGGCGTGCGCGCGGTGTCTATCGTGACGATATCGTCATAGGTCAGGTCGCTGAAATGTTTGCTTGTCGGCTGGCCATCGGTCAGTCCCCAGGCCTCCACACTCGATTCTTTCGGATTGCCCTTGCGCCTAACAACGATCCCGTCGTCCTCGCTCCACTTAACCGCCTCTTTCCGCGGCTCCCTCCACAGGACATCGGGGAACAGGTCCTTGAGCGCCTCGTTGCTCTCGAGCTCCACCTTGATCTGCCGGAGAAATCCCTTGGCGATGGGCCGGGTGAAACTGAAGATCCCGAAAGTGCGCTCGGGGTCGTTGAGCAGGCTCTGGATGGTATAGGCAAAGTTGCCGATCGTGGACTTGTACGACTCACGCCACCACAGGTCGAGGTAGCCATCCGGGGCCGCCTGAAACTGCCGGCAGCGATCGAAGACCCACTGATGATCGGCGTCCACCCGATTGAGCCCATAACGCAGCAGGTAAAACAGGTCGCGCTTGCACAGCTCGCGTATCGTCTCCTGGCGGCAGTTGTCCCGCTCGGCCTGCAGCAGGATCCGGCGGTAGTTCTCGTGGGCCTCGGACAAAGTCACTCCGTTTTCTCCTCCAGGCTCAGCGTCTGCTCGATCAGGCCGAGCACCGCCGGCGTCACGCTCCTTGATCTCAACTCCATGCCGTCCATCGGAAGGTCCTTTTGCGCGCCCGCTACGATCGGACGCGCAATCGCTTCCAGCCTCTCAAGAGCCCCTGCATAGTCGGCGAGGATAGACGCGACCGCGGCCTGGTACTTCAGGAAATCTGGATGGCTGCCGATGTGCTCTTGCCTTCGCTCGCGCTCCTCTGCGAGGATCTTGGTGAGCACGTCTACCAGGTTTTGCTGTGACGCCGCAACCTCGATGATGAGCTTCCGCGGGTCTGCATGGCGCCAGCTCGTGTTGACTACGGTCTGCCCCGTGACGTCCTCGATGCGCTGCACCACGTTGTGCAGCAGGTCCTTGCGGCGGTGGCGGACAGTCTTGCCCTTGTCGTCCACGGTCTCCCACTCCAGCAACACCATGACATCCTCGCCGCGCGGCCCGAGATAGTATTTCCCTGGGCGCTCAGGATCCTCCAGGTACTCGTGACAGGCATCCGAGAGCATCCGGCACCGCTGGTAGTCTACGTGCAGATTCTCGATCAGACTCCGAGCGTCGGCGAGCTCGACCTCGTTAGCGGCCTTGGCTGCGAACTGCGGCACGTGAGCGTCGCGATGCCGCCGCAGCGCATCACTTCCGACCCCGAATTGACGCGCTATGGCGCGCACTGGCTTCGCTTTCGTGGCAAGTAACGCGTCAATAACGCTACGCTGGGGATGGGGGCAGATTGTGCACACGCGAGGCACTCAGTTCTCCTTTGGGGTTTGCTCTACGGTCAGCAGCTCGGACAGCCACTCGACGCAGCGTTCGATCCGGCACATCCACCGAATCAGGTCGTCGATCGATCGGAGGCCGGCAGGAGGCTCGTCCAGGTGCCAGACCGTATCGATCATGCCCAGGCGGCCCTGGAAGAACGCCCCGCCTCCGGGGATCAGGTCGATCAGACGTTTCGACTCGCTCATGTCTTCCTGCCTTTCGGTGCTCCGGGGGTTAGGCGATCAGCAATTCCTGTCAACAGGTTTTGCACAGGCCCGCCGTCAGACTCAGACTTTTCTTTCATTGAGTCAGACTCAGAATAAGATCGGAGACCCTCTCCGGTGGTACCGATACCCTCCGGGTACGGTATAGGTACCCTCCCTATGGGGTATGCATAGGGTATGCTCCCATCGTGGATTCCGGCGAGCACCCACCGAGGCGCTTTTCTCAGAACGTTCTCGATTCCTTTGGCTACTGGGGAGCTTGACTCCCACTCCTGATGTTTGGGCGCGTTCGCCAGCACGACCCAGTTGTCTCTGTACACGAGCTTCTTCTCGGCCTCGAACTTCGCGATGTACTCCGTGATGCGCCGCTTGGGGAGACCCGTGAGATCCACCATGGTCTTCATGGTGACCTCGTAGACCCCGGCGATCGAGCACTTGGGATTGGTGATCAGGTAGATCCATAGATAGCGCTGCATGGGATTGAGGCTCTGCACGTAGCCATCCTCCCATAGCTCCGTGTTGACGTAGCGACGTACAGCCATGCCTACCTCGACCCCGGTCTCTGCTGGATCAGCTCGCCAGGCCAGTAGAGCCCCAGGTTGTTCTTCATCCAGAGGGGCGTGTTCATCCTGGTGCACACGTCGACGATGCTCTGGATCCACTCCCTTTCGGGCACCACGCGGCCCTTTCGGTTACCGGTCTCGGCGCCTACGATAACCCAGTCAAAAGCGTAGACTGCGCCGACGGATCCATGCAGGGGCTCGACGGACACGAATACCCTGCGCTTCTCGTTCGCGTACCTCAGCCGCAACGCCTGGTGCAGGGTCGACTCGTTCGTTGCTGTCATGCCGAACCAGACATTGGCGCCGGCGAGCTGGAACCTGTCATAGGCGTCAGCCTGCTTGGACAGCAGCAGGAATGTGTGCTTCGAGGCCTCAGCCATCCTGCCCAGGACGCGCGCTACCCAGTCATCCTGCCAGTAGGTGATGTCGGACATGGAGTTGACAAAGATGAAGGCTGGCGCCTGGGGCATGACTGATGCAAACGCCTTCGGCTTCCACGCCGGCTCAAAGCTGTGCCCGAACCGATGGGCGAGAGCTCGCGCGTAGCAGTATGGGCAATCGTGCTTGCAGCCCCAGACCGGATTCCACGAGTAGTCGGCCCAGTCGATCTTCGTCTTGTGCACCGGGCAGGGGGAGGAATCGAACCTCCGTACACGCGGCTTATGAGGCCACGCGGGCAACCAACAGCCCACCCTACCAATATCCCGCTGGCTTTCTCAGCCTTGAGCCGGCGGGTCGGCGTCCTGCCTACGTCTGCCCGAGTGCGAGCGCCTGCTCGCGCGTCGCTACCTCGTCCTTCCCCGGCGCGGGGCCGCACGCCTCTATGGCATCCTCTCGGTTTATCAACTCGCCATCTTTTCTTTCGCGTAGCGGGTCGTCGCTTTCGTCCAAACATTCCCAGCGAGGCAAGGCCAGCAGCGCCGCCCGGATGCGCGCGCACTCTTCGACGCGGCCGTCATTGTAGGCCAAGACACAGGCAAAGTTATTACGCTTGTCCGCGCGGGCCGCGAGCAACGCCTCGATGAGGGCGACTTCAAATGGAATAGCCATCACCTGCGATGCGCCGTGCCAGCCAACTATCCATCCTCCGCGTTTCTTCTCGCACACGTACTCGCCCACCTCCACGCGGTCACTCACGGGGTTGTCGCTCATAGGGCACGCCTCCTTTTTCGAGTCCCTGCTCCACGAGGCAAAGCATCGTGCCCCACGTCGGCAGACCCTCGAAGCCCGGCATGTGCGCGTGGTAGGACCACACCTCGTCGACGATCTTGGCGACGGCAGCGGCGGACAACTGTGCGCGGTCACGCATGGCTCACCTCCTTGGGCGGCGCGGGCAGCGGCATCCAGTGGGTCACGTCAATCCAAGCTGGCGCCGTGTTCGAGGCATTCCCATCTCCTCGTGGATATGTGAAAAATGGCTCGTGCAGTCCGTAGCAGGCCCGACCCTGGAACTGAGAGCCGTCACGATTACAGCACCACACATCAGCGTGAGCGGGTGGCAACCGCTCGCTTACGGGTATCCAGCGGTCGGGCGTCACGGGGGCGGGCGCGAAGGTCATCTCGACCTTGCGCGTGCTCGTCGGGACGCGGGGCAGGCCAGCGCCCAGGTCGGCTTGCGGCTGGCGGGCGGCCCACTCGGTTATGATGCGCTCGATGGTCGAGAGCACGTCTATCCTCCAGAGTGTCGTTTTGTATCCAAGAGCACCATCGGCGTTCAACGCACTTATGTTTGACCCCGCTGGGTTCATCGCGTGGATTCCCGCTCGCAGCGCCTCCAACAGGTCGCGGGGGTCAGCGGGCATGGCGGGCCTCCTCACGCTGCTCACGCCGTATCTTGCGAGCCGGCGCCTTCCGCTGCTTGCGGTTCATCGCTTGCGCGACCGGGACTGCTCGCCCGTCAGCGGCACGTAGTGGCGCAGGTCCTTCTCGGCGATCTCGTCGAGCCGCTTGATCTCACCTGTCCGCGTGTCCATCAATATCTCCCATCTTCCCGCAGTGCCATTTGCACCCCAAACCCCCACAGGGAAAGGAACACGCCAAGCGCTACTTTCCATCCGACTGCCAGCCAAAGAATCGCCAGTCCAGAACACAGGATCGCTGCTCCTACGATCCGCGCTACTAACCTAAACCGTTTCATCAGCGTCCTCCTCGCAGCAGGGCCGCGATCTTGGTAGCGCAGTCGGCGTCCGTATGGTACGT